ATAAATTTCCCACCCATAACGGACAGGTCTTTGGCTAATTCCAGCACTTTGAAATAGGGCAATGACACCGGAAAGCATATCGCCTGGTAGCTGATACGCATACTTCCATTCATCAATAGGGGCAGTGGAAAGTCGGCTGAGTTTAACCTTCTTAACGCTCCAACTCCATTGGTAGTTTGCTAAGATGGAATCACGTACATCTGGATACAGCCGATCACAAGCCTGCGCGGAATCAGATCCCTCTGTAAACGAAGAAATGGGCGAAGCGCCCAATAGGATTAAAGCATCCGAACATATTGAAATTGAGGTATCACCAGAAGCCATCTCGCCCTCCAAGAAGTGAGGGAAGGACCGGAATTAACCAGCCCTTCCTTTCTTTAGATTACAGCAGCCGTGATAACGCCTGATGAGTTGGTTGCTACAAGCGTTTGACCGCCATCGCTACCGTATGTGTAGATCCAATCACCAGTAGTGATAAGAGCTTCAACTGTGTTGAAATAACCGGAACCGGCAATAGTAGCTTTGTTGTCACCAGAGGACTTATAGCTATAGATTGCAGGAGCATTGCCGCTTTTAGAAGCGCCAACGGTTGCCCAGTTTGCTGTTGCGAATGCCATGTTTCAGATCTCCTTATTCAGTACAAGCAATTTTAACGATGCCAGCACCGTCAATTGAAACAGAACCAGCAGAGAACATTGAGCTAACCAAGAACGATGTCTTTTCTGGGACATAGTTGACTTCGGTTTTCTGAGCCATTGACTCAGCATAGCCCATTGAATCTTTGTGCCAGGCGAAACAAGTACGAGTTGATGGCTTAGGAAGACCACCCTCATCGCGATCGCCAACTGTCAAGATTTTAAAGCCCATGAAAGTGTTGATCTCACCTTGGACAAGAGCTTTTACAGAAGCAAAGTCTTGGCTAGTGATTTCAGTTTCACCGAGCAAAGCGTCCAACTGGGAAGCATGCATGAGCAAATGACGACCTTCAGACGGTACGTTATTTTGGTTCATTGCTTTCGCAGTAGCGCGGAGCTTTTCAATGTTCATGTTTGTGGTTGCACCACCAATGCCTGTTGCAACGGCTGTTGTGCCGCCAGCAGCATTCAAAGCATCGATCATGATCTGGTCCATGCGACGAGCAATAGACTTAGATACAACCTGAACCAACTCAGAGCGCTCATCAAAGTTGATGTGAGACTGTTGGAAGATGTCAGAGTATTCTGCCGCAATGTAGTCTTCCATTGTTGCAGTTACTTGACCGTAAGTTACGTTCAACGGAGTGACATCGGTTTGTGGTACGCGAAGCGTAGCAACACCTTTGCCGATTGTTGGGAACTTAACTGTGTTACCGGCTACACCTGTACGGGTACGCATTGTGCCACGAAGTACAGATTCGGCTTGATACGCTTGCTTGACCTCAGAATCGAAAAGATCAACAAACGCGGTTGAGACGTTAATCGCCATTTGCAAAAACCTCCTTTTGCGTTTCAATAAAACGCTTCCGTTATCCGAGGTTCGGGCGGTCGCTTGCGCGTTATGGCCGCGCCAACCAGTAGAATACTACATCTAACGGGCCGGACGCGGTTAGCCGTTATGGCTAAAATACACGCAAGCGATACTTATTGCAAGTGTTTAAGATTTCTGCTGAGATTGGAACCACTGCTTTTCCATCTTACCACGCCAAGAGGCATCGCTTTGCCACCGCGGATCGGCAACGGCAGTCTGAAGATCTTCTTTCGTCATGCTCTCTTGCTGAATGGTAGGCTTGATAGGAATGTTCTCATTGGTGATTGATTGATGATACTTCAAAAAAGCATTGATAGCGTCAGCGTTATTCAGAGAATAGGCAATCGCATCACGCTCAGATGTATTCAAAGGAGCCTTCATCAAAACACGCTCAGTCATTTGGATCTTTTCAGAAGCATTAGTTCCTAATTTTTCCATTTCTGCACGTTGATCGTACTGAACACTCTCTTGCTCATCTTTCGATAAAGCCAAGACACGGCCAGCGAGATCCTCGAATGCGCCCTGGCTAATCCCGTTTTCTTTAGCCCAATCCTGATATACGGCGACAGTCGGATCTTCAGAGTCCAAACCCTGATCCGCAAGTGAAGATACATCATACTCTTCCGGTGCTTTATGCTTTCCGGCTTTAAACTTCTTTTCAAGTTCTGAATAACTCTTCGCGAGCTTTTCAACATCAGGACCGTCCTCATTCCAAAACTTAGCAGGGTAATACTCTGGGCGCTCAAGGGGATCTTCATCCTCTGAGCTGGACGCTGCCGCCTCTGGTTCATCGTGAACCCTGATAGGTGCGTCTTCTTGGGGCGCTTCTTCTTGTGCCATTGTGTTGATTAATGGAGCGTCTGCTTCCATTTCTTGTGCCATTGCTTCAGCCATTGTTTGACCTTTCTATTCTTTTTTCAATCATACGAACCATCTCAGCCATGCCTGTCCTAACATAACCAAAACTCGCGTCCTCTCCTGGGAACCAAGTCGGTTGCTCAATAGTAATACTTCGCAAGTGACTTAGAACACGCTGGCCCTCTGTGCTTTTAAACACCTTGCCATACAGAACATCCATGTCTGCGGCCCTTGGGGTTTCGCTTGTTGCTTGGGTTAAGCCTTCCCACCCATCGGGTGAACTCATTGCATTGCCTCCATAGTTGCTCCACCATCATTTGCAGGCTGTGGACCTTGTTCGGCCATTGCTTGTTCCTGCATCTGTTGCATCATCATTTCTTGCTCCTCCGCTGTGGTGAGCAATTCTTGCTTGATGTTCATCTTTTCGGCAATGAATGCAGTGATCCTTGGGATCGACAGAGCCATCTGACCTTGTGGGCCTAGAGAGTTAGCAATCTGCATAAACTGCACGATATCGTTTACCTCTTGAAGCTTCTGAGCTTGAGCCAGAGGCGCAACAGGCGTTACCTTAACCTCAACACCATTCACCTTGAGAGGTAGATCGATGTATCCAGCCTGATCCATCACATAGAGAATGCGGGAAACCAGCGGAATCATTGTCTCATCAATCAATCGTCCAAAGGCAGAGCCAAGATTAGACGCCAGCTCACGGGATCTCTCAGCGATCTCAGTAGCAGAGCGAGCCGACATATTGTCTGGCGGCAGAGTATCGTCCATCAGGATCTTCTTGATGCTCATACGCAGATCATTCATTACGATCTGACTTGTATTGAAGTCACCGGCACGAGGCAGAGGAGACAAAGACGGGCCTTGCGCCCCACCATTACGAGCAACGCCAATGATTGCACCTGGTTGGATCTTAATGTTCTGAGGATTGAGAACACCATCATCCGCAGCCGTATATACGCCAGAGATAGACAGCGAAGCATTCTTCAACACCAGCTCGACAGTCTTGTTCAGCGTTTTGATGTCAGCAATAGCTGTAACCAAAGGACCACGACCGTATATTTCACCGGCAACCTTCATGTAACGAGCCACGATAAACGGCGAAGACTTCATAGTGCGGTAAACAAGCTCTTGCTTCTTACCAGGCCAGATAACGTGATAGCAGTATATGCCTAGATCATAGTCATAAACTACAGCATCAAGCAGATCTATCTCTTTAGATGGTGATTGTGCTATCGCATCCACAAGTTCCGGCGTCATTTCCGCGTCTGGAAACTCATTCGGTATCGCTTCGCACTTCATTCGGAGCTTGCGATATACGTTATCCACGTTACCAAACGAGCCTTCTTCGATAGCCACAAGGTACTGCGGGATCGGAGTGAAGCGAATAGGAGTAGCTTCATCACCAGGTGTAACCATCATAACCGCCGTGCCAACGCAGAGATCTAGTAAGAACTCTCCCATTGCCAGGTCAAAGTTAGTCTGGCGCATAACCTCAAACATACGTTCTGTGTAAGCATCCAGAGCAGCCTGTGCCTGCGGCCTTTGTTCTTTGGGGATACCCGTGCCAGCCTCTAGGCGACACCAGGCTTTCTGAGGTGGGAATAGGCCAGCTTGAATGCGATTAGCAAAGCGTTGAGTTGCTGAGATAGCTGTGGAGTCAAACACACGGCCCATCTTGCGCTGACCGGCTGTGCCGCCATCATAGTTGCCATCATACATATTGCGCTGCGGCAGAGCGAACTCATAGCAATCTTCATAGATAGAACGCCACTGATCCTTGCGGGATTGGGCCTTGGCCTCACGCTCCATGATATCTCTTACGTCTAGCCGAGCCATTTACTTATCCTTTTTTATTACGATTGGCGAAGTTACGCGCAGCATCAACCGATCCAAAGCCCCAAGCTTTCAAGGCCAGTGCCTTGCGGGTGGGCTGTCCCTTTTCATCTTTCATCGGACCCTTCATCCCAGCGAACCTAGCAGCAAAGCTAACACGCCGTGGATTAGTACCGTCCTTGACAGGAGCCTTTAGATTGCCCCCATCCTTTCTTTCAAAGTGCTTGCGACCAGCCTCGTTCAAACCACCCTTGGGGTTTTGATGCGCCTTCTTAACCATAGGGCTACTTCTTAGCTTTAGGCTTGGCTTTGGGCTTCTTTTCTACCCAAGCCTCATTCTCAGGGGTATTAGGATCGTCAGCAACGAACCCACCCTTGGCATTTCTTGCGCGAACCAGCTCAACGTCTGGACGATTTCTGTGGTGAACGCGGGGATCTGATTTGATCTGAGTCATGTTGAGCCTTCCTAAGTAAACAGGAGTTTCATTTTTTTAGCTTGAGTCATAGCTTGTTCGTATTTCTTGCGACCAGCTTGACCTTTCTTCTTACGCGCATCCAGCTTTGCAGCCTTTGCAGCAGCCACTTGTTGAGCAGCAGTAGGGCCACGCGGCGCAGCAGAAGATTTATCGTTCCCCCTATTGCGAGCATTGTTAGCCATCATATCACGCACCATAGCCTGACTTTTTCTGCTATCGCGAGTCTTCCTTGCCATTGCAACTGGTGCGCCCCTCGCACTAGATTTCTTGCCACCAGAAAGAAGCTTTCCTAAAATTGTAGCAACAATCATTAGTCGCCTCCCCCAAGCTTGGTTGATATAGCTTGATTTGGTCCCTC